CTGCGTCCCCTCGTCAATATACTGAAAACCGCCCTCTGTGTTTACTGGCTCGCGCAACTTCACATCGCCAACCTGCGTCACAATTTTGCGGCCTGAATTATCACCGACAATGCCCATCAGCGTGCGGCCCTGCACATCGGCAATGTCCAACTGCACGGGGTCTGCCAGCAGCCCCGTCTCATACCCTTGGCTGATGTGTGATGGCAGCGCCACGCTTTGCTGCGATTTGATGCCTGTGTATCCCGACCCCGTCGGCAGGCGGTCGCGCCCCGCAATCTCGCGGGCCGTCGGTATGCCCTGCAGTCGGTCGAATGCGGCCTGCCCGCTGAACACGTAGGGGTCTTGTATCGGGGGGCCAGCGTTATGGGTTCTCGGCGGCAGTTTCAAGCTGCCCAGCGCCGCTTGGCTCGCTGTCGGTGGGATGGGGTTGTTACGCACCGCGCCGCGCGCCGCGCTGGGCGCTTCTGGGCCTTGCCTCATTATCAGCTTGATCAGATCGTCTAGGATCATGTGCGCCCCCGCGTAAATTACGCGCAGCATAGCAGATCGCGCCTTGCGCATCAATCCTGCCGTGTCTGGGGGTGGGCGGCGCGCGTTCAGGGAGGAACACACGCGCCGCCCTAGGGGTCGAGCCGCTCCGCAACGGCGACCCCTATCTGGCTAGGCGATACCTTTCAGGTTTCGCCGAATTGGCTTAGACCAGTTCGAGGTGGGCGATCCGAGCGACGTAGCCGCGTCTCCTGCAAATGTCAGGAACACCGCGTCGGCCTTGTCGGGCGACTTCAGCCCGCGCCGCCGCATATCGTCCTTGCCCTCGGCCTTCATCTTGCCCGTGCTGGCGAAGCTGTACCTGATCGAAGTCAGCTCGGCAATCAGCTCTGGATCGTCGGGCAGCCGCGATCCGCGCTGTTCGAGCCAACCGCGAAAGCGGAATATCAATTCCGTGCGCAGGTTGTTGTACGTGTTGCCGAATGCGGGGGCCTCGCTGACGTTGATCGCCCGCACGGGCAGGCTTAGCTCGCGCAGGCGGTCGTACACGCCCGACCCCAGCCCGATCACGTCCACCAGTATCTCGCTGGGCCGCTCGCTGGGCAGCATCCCGTCGTACTGCGCCTTGACGCGGCCCACGGTCTGCATCAAGTCCAGCCCCTTCCACGTCTCCACCTCGGTCACGACAGACCCGTACCGCTTGCAGAGGGCCGTGCGGTCGCTGCCAAAGCGCGCCACGTCCAGCCCCCAGATGGGGCGCGTGTTGGGCGTCATCCGCACGTCGCGTGTCTTTGCCGCCTCGGCCAAGTGCAAAGGGATGATCGTGTCATCGTCGCCCTGCGCAAACTCGCCCAGCACGCGGATGCGGTACGCGTTGCTGTCCTCGCCGTAGCGCAGTTTCATTTCCTCGACGAAGGCCTCGCTCACGCGCGGGCTGTCGATGCACGACCAGTGCAGCGTGTACCAGTGGCCCGACAGTCGGTTGTGCGTCTCGAAGAACGTGCCGCTCGTCCGCGTCGGGTTGCCCGCCAAGATCGTGATGGCACTGTGGCCCGACATCGACCCGCTCGCGGCCTCGAATACCTGTTCGGGCACGCCGCTCGCCTCGTCCACGACCAGCAGGACGTGGTCGCTGTGGACGCCTGCCAGCGCCTCTGGCTGTTCCGCGCGGCTCGTGCGTGCGGAGATAAACGCCTCGCTCGGCGCGGCGATCAGTTCCACGCGGTCTGTCTTGATTTCCAGCAGCACCTGCAGCGCGTCGGGCAGTTCGCCCAGCCACCGCTTCATTTCCGCGAACAGGGCGTCATATAGCTGGGCCGTCGTCGGTGCGGTCACGACCACCTTGCAGGGGAAACGGAACAGCACGAACCAGATCATGGCCCAGCTCAATGTCGTGGACTTGCCCGTGCCGTGGCCCGACCGCACGCTGATCTTGCGCTCGCCGCGCCCGACGGCGCGCAGCAAGTCCTCTTGGTACGCTTCTGGTACGGCCCCCAAAATCTCGCGCACGAACAGCACGGGCCCGTTCTCGTCGGACGCGTACCGCTCAATCATGGCCACGAATGGATTGTCGCTACTCATTCGGTGCTTTCCTCTGCGTCAATCGTCGTGCCCTCGATCACCACGCCCCTGCTGACCTTGCGCAGGGCGTCCAAGTGCAGGGCGTTGATGTTCAGCACGACCGTCGGGCCGTTCTTGTTCTGCTGGTATCGGTCGGGGTGGTTGACCGTGGCGAGCCACTTGCGCACGTCGATGCGCTCCTTGGCGACGGCGATCTGCTCCTTGGTGACGGGGTCAGCGCCTGTGTCCGCCAGCGCGTCGGCGATCTGCAGCGCCTCGTCGGCCAGCTTGTCGGCATTCTCGCGCCGCGCCTCGTCCAGCGCGGCCTTGTAGTCGGGGTTCGCATTCAGGTGGCGGCTGAGATACGTGCGGCTGCATCCCAGCTCGTGGGCCAAGTCCAGCACCGTGCCGCCCTCGGCGATGTACTCCTGCAGATACTCCGCGCCGCCGCGTGTCTCAATCTCTGCAAAGAGGCGCTTGCGTAACGCCTTGCCCGCCATGTGCCACACCCCCCAAGTGTCTATCGCGGTGCAGCATAGCGTGGCGCGGGGCGTAAATCAAGCGGGGCGGGGCGTGACACCTTTTTCGTATCGGGTGTATCGTGACGGGTTGCAAAAAATTTTTTCGGGGTGTAACGGTCAGATGCGCGTCAGGCTGCACATGCACGCCCCCGCCCTTAACCCCCCACGGGCGGGGGGCCTCCCGAAAATCGCCAGCACCGCAGCACCTCGTTCCTATAACTGCTATTATGTAATGTGCAGCTTTGTGAATGTGATAACGTTATCAATGGCTTAGCTATGCGTGCTGCGTTAGGCGTTACCGATCAAGTATCACGCCCCACTTGTCTATACCATTTCCGCACATGACCATGCCAATTGTGCATTGACGCACAGCCAAAAACCTCGCACGCGCGGGCGAGCGGCGGCGTGTCTCGTAGAGAGGTTTGAGCGGTACGTGGCACGTGCTTCGTGCCGCGCCATAACGGCACGTGCATCGTGCATCACAGCACGCGGCACGATCCTGTCGGCACGAGGCACGAGGCAGGCGAATTGTGGTACGCGCTGGGCTTACGGGTCTGGCAGGCGCATCTGGCGGGCGCACACGCCCGTCGCCCCATAACATCCGTAACATGCCAAAGTGCTACGCGCTCTACAGATAGATAGTACACCATAATGGTACACCTATATATCTACCTTATATACCTTCCATATAACTTGTAGATATAGATGTTACGGTTGTTACGGTAGCCATTTAACACTGTAAAATCAACACGTTAACCCCGTAACACGCACCGTAACATGCACCAAATATGGACTGCGACCACATGATACGGATGTTACGGCAACGCACTTATATGGTACGCACGTCCCGTCCTTACCGTAACATCCGCTTCGCCAGAAATGGGGCGGATGTTACGGTAAAATAGGCGGATGTTACGGTGCGTGTTACGGCAAAAGAAATGGCCGCGCAGGTTACTGCGCGGCCATCCCAGATAGAAGATCACCCCCTTTACGGCAGGCTAAGGTTCCAGCGTGCCGACAGGCTGACACGCCCGCCGCCGTCGGTCAAGTCACGCTGTGGATGCCGTGGTCACGCAGGCCACGGTCGATGCGCGTCGCTATGTCGTTGGCATTGCTCGACCGCGCCAAGGCCGCCGCCCGCTCGTCCCACGACATCAGCGCCCACTCGTCCAGCTTGGCGCTGGCGGTTCGGTAATACACATTCTCAAACGTGCGCTTCGTGTCGTTGCCGCCAGTGATCTGCCGCGCCTGCATCCGCGCCCAGCCCGTGCCATTGGGCCGCTTCAGGATGTCCTGCGCGCGCACCCACCAGTTCTTGATGCCGTCGATCTCGCCCGCTGCGGTCAGGGCATTGGCCAAGCGGCGCTTTAGGGCCGCGCTGCCCGCGTAATCGGTGGGGATGTCGTCCAGCACCTCGGACAGGATGTGGTCGAGGTCGCTGAGGTTGCTGGCCCGCATCAGCGCGCGCCCCTCGCCCAGTTCGGGCGCGATGCGCAGGGCTGACGTGTCAACGGCCACGCCGCGCAGGTGTTCACACAGGCCCGCCCCAAACCACGGAACATACCGCCCGCTGACGCGCAGGGGATTGATCAGCCGCACCAATTCGGGCACGTCGTCAAACTTGAGGTTGGGCTGCACCAGAACGGCGATCCGACGGTCAGTCTCGTCCAGCGGCAGGGCATTCATGTGGTTGGTGGCCATCAGGATCGACGCGAAAATCTCGGCAGAATAGTTGCTGAGGTTCTTGCGCCGTATCTCCATCACGCGCTGGCGCGGATCGACCAACTGCTTCAACCGCTCGTACACGTCGCGCCGCTTCCACGCCATCGCCCCGCCCGCGTCATCGCCCGCCATGACTTCCTCGCACAGCACCAGCAGCGCGTTGGCGATCCAATCGTTGTACTGGCCCTGACCCTGCCCGCCCATCAATTCCGTGCTGCTGATGTTGCGGACGTGCTTCTGGCCCAGCGCGGCGGTCATCATGTCAAACAGCGTGCCGCGTCCAGTGCCCTGTATCTCGGCCACCATGATCACGCCGCAGTTGGGCGTGGCAGGATACTGCACCTTGCTGGCCAGCCACATACGGAACCAATCGCGCGCGCCCTCGTGCGGCACAAGGTGCGCGAGCAGCGCCTCGAAGGCCGCGCCTGACGCCGCAATCTGCGCCGCAGTAACATCGACGTGATGCGTTGGGCGATATGTGTTGATGTACTGCGCGCCGTCCTCGACGTAGAGGCGCTGGCCTGCCAGATCAGGACGGAAGCGGTGGCCGCTGACATCGATGCGGCGCGGATCACTGGCCCACAGGGCCACAGGGTGAATGATCTGCGATCCACCGCGCGGGCCGCGCACCTCGACCGCGCTGGGCTGCATCAGCACACGAAAGTTGGCCATCGTCATCGACTGCGAGGCGTCCGCGTCGATGGGCATGACGCACCGCTGTTCGCTGGCGCAGAATGCCACCTCGCCAATCAGGTGATCCACGACGCGCTCCATATCGTCGCGCATGTCGATACCCACCTGCGCCGTCTCGGCGACGGGCGCAGGCGCGGGCTTGTCGAACAAAGTGCTGTTGCCTGCCAGTGCTTCGAGGCGATCCAGCGCGCCCGTGTTCAGAGGCTTGGGCATCAGAGCCACGGGACGGTGTGTCTCGTATGACGCCGTCTCCAAGATCGCCACCCGCCCGTCGTGCGGGTTAAGGTATGCGATGCAGCGCGTCGTGTTGGCCGCGCTCGGCCCTTCCAGCCACGACGCGGACAGGCGCACGCTGCTATAGGCGGCGACCGTTATGTCCAGCTCTGCCAGCGTGAGCGGGCCGTGGTCGCGCGTGTCAAACACCTGATCGTCCAGATCGTAGATCACTGCGGGTGAGCTGAAGCCTTCCTTAGACTTGGCATCGTTGACCCAGCCCAGTTCGGCCAGCACGCGCGATGCGGTGTCGGCCACGATGGCAAGCTGCGCGCGCGTCAGGCGCGGCAGATCATCAAAGGGCACGTCAGCCAGCCCGCGATAGTTTACCCAGCGATAGGCGATCTCGACCTCGTCATCGCGGCCAAGGGTGTGCGCGCCATAGACGCCAAACTGCCGCCCAGTATCTCCCGCGAAAATCTCCACGCGGTGGAC